ACAATGTACGAATCAATACCATCTATTTCTAATACAAACCTATGTTGTAGTTTTGGTTCGTAATCGTTGTATATTAGACTTTCTAATACTGCCATTAACTATTCCTCTTTTAGTATAAATATCTCTGTCTTAAAAATTATTGTGGAAATTCAGCACCTGTTGGAAGTACATTGAAGTCAAGTACAATGAACTCTGCCGCACGTGCAGGTTGAATGAATATTTTACCAACTAATTGGTTTCTATCAATTACTTCAGGTGTATTGTTAGTGTCATCCATCACAACTCGGTATGCAAATAATCCTTGTTCCTGTTGTACTTCGTCTAAATATGGTTCAACTAATCCTAAGAATCTGTCTCTAGTTTGACTTGTGTTTTGTTCAAACACTAAGAATCTAGATGTAGATGATACGAATTTCTTCAAGTTAATCAACAATCTACGTACATTGATTCGGTCAAGTGCAGATGATTTAACTTGTAATGTTTTCTGTCCGTAAGCAACAATACCTTGGCCAGGGAATGATACGATTGGGTTTACTTTACCATTGTAAAGTTTATCCATGTCTTCTCGTTTCAGTCTTTCGTATAGGTTAATTGCTTCAGTAATACCACCACGGTTTAGACCTGCGGGTGCAAACCACTCTGCTGCGATACTATCGTTAAATGCGTACACACCACTCATTACTACTGATGGGGGTACAAATAATGGTTTATTAGTACTTGAGTCAATCACTTGTACCCAAGGATAATAAGTTCCCATATAAGAAGTATCATATAATGATGCATATTCAATAGCAGTGTCTTTACTATCGTTAATCCAAGTCAAGTCAGAAATATAAAATGCATCACTTCTGTCTTCTACAATTTCTTTTGCTCTACTAATTACAGATGAACCATAAGTTTGAGTAACGCCAGGGGTTACTAATACATTATAGTCATACTCAAGTGGGTTAGAAATAGAGTTCAAACCTCTAATAAAAGCGACACTACCACTTGATGTAGCACTTGTCAAATCAATACCACCAACGTTAGTTGCAGATGATACGTTTGTTCCTGTGTTTATTGGTTTGTTAGGAGTTCCTGCATTAGTACCACCTTGGAACGTAATAGTAAATCTACGATTAGTTTGGAATGTGGATGATGTTGCAGAAGTAGCAAACATATCAGTTGGTAAATTAAAATCAGAACTTGATACTTCAGATGTATAAACTGCATCATCAATAGGAGCCAAGTAATGTTTCCAATCTAAAGAACTATCAAGTTTAGCACCAAAGTGAGTTTTGGTTGAACCCGTTACATCTCCACCTGCACTCAATAATGGGAAGTCAGGTACTTTGGTTGTTAATGGTTGTAAGTATCCTCTAAATCCAGCAGGTACAACAGTAGTTGGTAATGTATCAGAATTACTATCCATCTCAACTCTAATGTATCCTGATTTATTACTAAATGAACCATTGATTGTTGTACTTCCATCAGAAGCAACTGTCAAATATCTATCACCAATTTTTCTTGCTATAAAGTTTGCAGAACTTGGGTCTAATGTACATCCACTAAAGACTTCTACAAATGAAGGTCTTACGTCTGTATCTCCAAACTCTCTAACTACAACATCAAATACACCATAAACTCCACCTGTTTCGGTTGGTCTTTTTACATTCTGAATAGAAATCTTATAGTCTGTATTTGTGTCTTCACCTGTGGATAGTCTATGAAATTTGAATAGGTTGTAAATAGTTCCATTAACATTCTGTGAAGTTACAAATGGAGTAAAACCACCAACAGGTTCGTTATTACTACCACCATTAAAGTCTAAACTAACAGAAGCAGATGATATAGCATCATTGTCATCTCCTGTTACAGCTTGGAAAGACGCAGAGTTAGTTGTCTCCGTATGAGAATAAACATACGCCCCTTTAGTTCCTAATGGACTTGTACCAAACACCTTTGTGAAATAAGATTCACTAGATGGATTAAAGGATGCGGTTACAACACCAATACCTGAACCACTTAAATGTACCAACGAACCATCAGATGATGTAGTAAAAGTTCCAACATCAATAGAAGTTCCTTGGTTAGATGGTGCAAGTATAACAGAAGACGTAACAGAACCTTTTTCTACTGTTAATCTGTGTCCTGTGTGAGAGTAACCACCGAGTTCTCCTACTCGTACTACGGTTACTGTGTTTGAGTTCTGTAAAACGTTTCTTACTGCGTAAGACGCATAATACTTTTCATTTTCCCCACCGAACTTTTCTCTAAACTCCTCGGCACTTCTAACGACAGTAGGTACGAATGCTGGCCCTTTTGAGAAAGTCCCTACTACTGCTGTTCCGATTTCTGCTATTCCTTGTGGTAAAAACGAAAGGTCATTTTCCCGTGTGAATACGCCGGGTGATACAAACTTTTCAGCCATTTAGTTCTCCAAATATTCTTTTTATATAAATATAAATATATCCGTTTTAAAAAGATTTTAATTTTATTATTTTTTAAGAGGGAGTGAATTCCCAATTGTCTACGTTTAAAGTTCCTTCCCCGTATTTTTCTACTAAACTTTTCGTATGTTCTTGTTGTTTTTTGATACTCTCATTGTACATTTCAATTAATTGGTGTTGTTGACTTGTTAATTGTTGTTTACTTTCTGCAAACTGTTGTTCTAACTGTTTTCCATTTAACGTTAATTTACCTAATTCAGTCACAACTTGTTGTTGTGTGGTAGCAACAGAGTTAAATACTTCTATTTCTTTGTCTGTTAATTTGATATTTTTTTGTTTGGCCATTTTTATTTTTTTTTAATTAGTAAATGCACCCACTAATATTATTACATCGTTTGTATCTATAACATATCCAAGTAGTTGAGTATTAAATGTAACAATTAAATCAGGTGATTCAAAATTTAAAGTAAACTTGTCATCAGGGATAAAGACTCCATCAATGTATAGAGCGATATCTGAACCTTGTGTATATGTAGTTACGTTTGTTCTTAAATTAGTGTTTTCAAATTTAGCAGTAGTTGATGACACAAAAACTGCTGTCTTTGTTTGTGCGACCACCGTATCAGATTCTCCCTCTACCTCTCTATTTTTTTGTGTTTCTGCAAAGGGTCTCTTTTTTTGAAATGCTCCTTCACTCGGAACTCTTGTTACACTTTTAAGAGAATCAATACTCGTAATTTTACGAACTATTTCTTCATATGTTGAACCGTAATCACTCATTAAGAATCAATAAATTTACCAATACCACGTACTTCATCACTACTTTCTAATAAATACCCAAGAAGGGCGGTATTAAAGGTGAACGTAATATCAGTACCATTATCATTAGCACTCCATACGGTTGCAGGAACAAAAATACCATTTATGAATATTTGATACAAATCTTCATCGTCATATGATAAGTAATCAACACTTGGTGCTACTTTTGTTGTTGTACCTGTAAATGTTGCAATATTTGGTGGTGTTATAGTGGCAGTTCTTGTATCAAAGTATGATACAAACTCTAACACTGCATCAAATTCGTTATTTTTAGTTTCCTGTGTAGCATTATTACTAAATGTACCTACACTAAATAATGCTCCAATTTGATTTACTTCTGTAAAACTTCTATCCTCTCTCAATAACTCATCAAGTTCTTCTTGAGTTGTTACCTTTGTCAATTCAGTTTCTACCTCTTGAAACAGTACCGTTTTTTGTGTGGTATAAGATTTAATTACTTGTTCGTCATTTGTATCATCTTTTATTTCAGGTAGTAAATATGCCTTTACAGTTAAGTTGAATGTTGTTCTAACTAGTCGTTCCTGTCCATTAGTTAATTCATTTGACGTGGAGAATGAATCAATGGATGATTTAAACTTTGCACCACCATCAATTCCCCAATAATCATCACTATTCCAATTCAACTGTTCTATTAATTGATTTGTGTGTGATATAAAGTCTGTCCAAATAATAAACTCATATTCCATTTGAACAAAATCACCAACCCGTATTTTGTATATTTCGTTAGTTGGTTTGAAGTCTATTTGTTGTGAAAACTTATCAAATCTATTTTTATTACTATATCGTGATTGTGTATAATGAATTCGTTGATTTCTGTTAAATCTATTTACTAAATCATCACGTCTACTAAGTGAGTTTCTTTTGAAGATGATAAGTGGATTTTGGATTTGACCTTTTTGGTCTTTGATGTATCCATTTCTACTTGCTTGTTGCCATCTTTCAGGAGAACCATATATAATAGGAACTTGTTTATCTATTCCATTAGTAGTAACTATTAAGTTTTTTGATTCAAGGTATGATAGTATTGCAGTATCAACATCAACAATTGATATATTCTTAGTCTTAAAGTTAGAACCAACTTTACTTCTATCAAGTCCTCTGTTTCTACTTTCCTTTGGATTTAGCCCCTGTTCTATCATTAGTAAAGTTCCTCAATGTTTAACTTACTTCGTCTAGTCATATGTGCGTCACATATAATACTGTTAGAGAAGTTTGTATTTCCAGCAACTAACTGATTTTCAATAATACCATCAATCTCAAAGAATGCGTCATTGAAGTTTATAATATCACCAACTTGTATTACTAACCCAACAGCTTCTAACAATGTTCGTAAAAATCTAAACTGAATAGTTTGTGTTACGTCTGAACCAAATGATTCATATGTAGTTGTTTGGTCTGCTCGGTCAATAAGTGCGTTTACTTGAAACCCTACTTGATATGATTTACCACCAACACTTTCTCCATATAAATTAGTTTCAGTTTGTCCT